ATAACTACTGGTATATTTAAAGGAGCTAACATTAAGAAAGTTAGAGATATGGAAATATCTTTTGCAAAAATGAAAGCAGGTAGTGCTACTACTTTTCAAAAACTAGGATTCCATATGCAAAGATATGTTGCAAAAGGTAAAATTATGACCATGACACTTACTGGACACTTCCAAACTATGTTTGCAATGATATCTAGAGCAGGTGCAGCTACTATGACTTTCTTAGGCAAAGTGATGGGTGCAGCTGGTGTGCTTGGTATAGTTATAATGGTAGTTAGTTCTATTGTACAAATTATAAAAAACTTTGACGGTGTTATTCTAGGATTTAGAAAAGCTATGGCAGGATTTAAAAGAATGGCTGCAAGTGTACTAGAGTTTTTTGGTTTTGCAGAAAAAGCTCATAAAATGAGGTTACAGTCTATAGAAGATGAAGTATCAGCTCAGAGAAAATATGAAAAAGCAACAAAAGATAGTAAAGCACTTGACGCCAGAAAGAAAGTTATGGAAGATATGTACAAGGCTACTCAACAGTTTTACACTACTTTAGCAAACTTTGAACTTGATGATAAGTTTAAAGGTACAACAAGAGAGATTGAGATTTATGCAAAACAAATAGGAACTGCTGGTTTAGTGGGTCAGCTAAGATTACTACAAAAACAACAAGATGTAAACACTGCAGAATATGGCAATTTAGCAATGGGAGTCCAAGATAATATAAATAAATTAAATGAAATAAACCCACTATTTAGACAGTTATCAATAACTCTACAAACAAATGCAGATGATGTAGAAACACAAGTAGTAAAATTAAATAGATTAGGTATGGTGTCTGCAGAATTAAAAGAAATAACTGAAGGTTTAGTAGATTCAAGATCTTCTCTTATTAAACAAGTAGAAGGTTCTTTCTTTGAAAAAGAACTAAAGGCTTTAGATAAAGCAGCATCTCTAATGAGCCAATATAATACTAGCATAATGGAAAAAATATTATTAGATGAAAAAATGATAGATTATGGCAAAACTATTACAGATAACGAAAGCAAAACCGTCGGTGAATTGAAAAAAGCCCTTCAAATTAGAAGAGACGAATTACAAGTAATTGCCGATATGCAGGTAATTACAAAAAGACTAGGAGATAGACAAAAAATAGAAAGCACCTTACTAGGTATCTTTAATACAAAAATAAATGAAAGATTTAAAACAGAAAATGAACTAATAGTATTAGCCGCAAAAAGAGCTACACTAGATGAAGAACAAAGCTATATGCTAGACCGAATTAAAACGCAGTATGGAGAAAATAGTAGAGAAGTACAATTACTAGCACAATCGCAAGAAGACCAATTAGGCATAATGGATGCTCAAATACTAGCCTTACAAAGTCAGTTAAGTTTAGTTGGAGAAATAGCAACAACATTTACAGAAACATTTGAAAAACTTGCACAAACAAACTTTACAGATATACTACTTGGAGATAAAGGTAGTGCTGAAGGATTTGCAGCAATAAAAGATGGTATTCAAAAACAACTAATGGGTATAGGAGTTGAGAGATTTATAGTAAATCCACTAGTTGGTGGATTCCAAAAAGGATTCGATGCTCTTAGAGGTAATATTGCACAGCAACTTGGTATAATACCAGGACAGCAAATTATGGACATGACTGAAGAAGAACAACTAGCAAACAAACAACAAGCATTATTTACATCACACATAGAGGGAATGGCAAGTGTAATGAGTCAGCATGTACAGAATATGGCTAAAGTAATATCTGGAGAAGACCCAGCTGCAGTAGTTGCTGAAAGTGTATCAGATAAAACCACACAGTCAGCTGGTATAGGAATAGTCGATCATTATCTTAAACAAGCACAAAGTACTCAAAACCAATTAACACAAACTATCGGAATACTTCAAGGTCAAGGAGACGCTTTCTTCGGCTATGGACATAAAGATAACTCAGATAGAATTAAAGGAATAGAATCAGCAAGAACAGGAGTTCAAGGAACAATTGACAATCTATCTGAAAAAAGAGGCATTATGGCCGCAGGTGGTATACAAGGTACAGATTTAGCCAATCGTATACTTGGAAGTGCAAAGGCAGGAAAGGGCTTAGCAGGAGTACTAGGAACTCCGAATAATCCAATGTCTGTTGCTATTGTTGACGACCCGAAGAAATTATTGACTGCATCAGGAGCAGGTGCGGATGGAAAAATATCAGATGCTATTGGTGGAGCAATGGGTGGAACAGAAGGCACTACAGGAGCAGCAGGTGGCCCATTATCAGGAATAATGGGTATGTTAGGAATCGGAGGCGGAGGCGGAGGCCTAGCAGGTGGAGGAATACTTTCCTCTATTATAGGTATGATACCTGGATTAAACATGATTGCACCATTCTTATCTATCTTCGGATTAGCAAAAGGTGGAATCATTGGACTAGCAAAAGGTGGTGTAATGCCAAGATATGCTGATGGTGGAATAGCAACTCAACCAACATATTTAGTTGGAGAAGGAAAACAAAATGAAGCCGTTGTGCCACTACCAGATAATAGAAGTATACCAGTAGATTTAGGAAGAGGTGCAAACGCAACAAACAATACAAGTATAAATGTAAATATTGATGGCTCAGGAGCAAATGCAGATGTAACAGCAGACGGTGGTTCAGCACTAGCAGAAGCAATTAATGCTTCCGTAATGTCAACCATTATGAAAGAACAAGCTCCAGGCGGAATATTAAACCCAACAGGATAAGATTATGGCATTAGGATTTAACGTAGGTGGAACATTAGGAGTTGTAAGACCAGATAAAGGTTTTACACAATCAAACGAAACTGTAATATTTAAAGCAGAGTTCGGTGATGGATATGAGCAAAGAATTGCAAATGGTATAAATAATACTAAGCAATCTTTTGAACTTTCTTTTGTAAATAGACCTAAAGATGAGATTGATGATATTGTAGACTTCTTTGCAAGTAAAAAAGGAGCAACAGCTTTTGATTATACTTTTGCAAATACTAATGAAAGTGGGAATGAAGAAACAGTAAAAGTGGTTATAGAAAAATGGAATCAAACTTGGAAGTATGACGACTACTATGACTTAAAAGCAACAGCTAGACGAGTTTACGAAGCATAATGACAGAAAAGATTATAATAAAGGATTTACAAAAGCTAGACCCAGGCTCAGAACTGGTACAACTTTTTGAAATAGAGTATACTAAAAATGCTTACATATATGTAATGTCAGGTGTAGACTCTGATTTGACTAGTGTTCAGATGAGAGACTTTACTAATAATAGTACTATTAGAACTTACACTGCTATACCAATGAAAGCAGACGGTTTTGAAACTAAAAATGATGGTGCTCAGCCAAAGCCTACTGTCTCGATAGCAAATGCAACTACAGCATTTAGTGGTGGAATAGGAACTACAGAATATGATTCTTTAGTTGGACTAAAAGTAATTCGCAGACTTACTCTTAAGAAATATCTGTATGGAGAAAGCGGCGATGCAAGTCCACCAGTAGAGTTTCCTAGACAAGTATGGTACATAGATAGAATTAAATCAAGAACTAAGATACAAGTAACTTTAGAACTTGCTTCTCCTTTTGATTTAAGTGGAATACAATTACCAGGTCGTTCTATTGTAGCAAATAGATGTCCCTTTATGTATCAGGGAGCAAGTGACCATTTAGAAGAGTACCAAAAAGCACAAAGTGGCTGTACTTGGAATGTAGATAATAAATATAAGCCTATTAAAAATGGTGGAACAGAATACACAGTATATACAAATGTAGATGATGAGTATATCATTCCAGCAAGTGTTGTTAGTAGTTTAACAGCAAGTAATACTCCAGCTAGTATTACAATAGATGCTTATTATAAAACAAATACAACTGCATTGAGATTTAATGCAAACGGAACAACAACAAGTGTTACTAATGCGTTGTATTGGCAGGCTACAGAAACTACTAGTAGCCCAGGTACAATAAGTTTATCAAATAGTAAGTTTAAGCCTGTGAGAACATATACAACATATTCACATGGCACAGAATATTTTACATATTCAGATGATAGATATAATGATTATGTAATATTCACAGATAACGTATCTTCTAGCCCAACATATAACAAAGTGCTTATGTGGAAAGCTGTAAAACCAAATGAGAATGTAAAACCAGATTTTGGTATTTACTGGTCAAGAGGAGATACTTGTAGTAAAAGTTTAGATGGATGTAAGATGAGATTTGGATTTATACCAAAAGATGCATCAAATACTAGTACAACTGGGAAATCCAGCACAGACACTACTGCTGAGTTGCCGTTTGGAGGCTTTCCAGCAGCTAAGGCGTTCTCATAATGATAGCTGATATATTTGCTCATGCAAAATCGGCTGCTCCAGGAGAATGTTGCGGACTTGTTATAGTAGATGAGAATGAGGAAAAATATATTCCGAGTGAAAATCTCCACGAAGATATTTCACAGTTTAAAATTGACGCAAAACTGTTCATACATCATCAACTCAATTCGAATATAAAATATGTTGTCCATAGTCACTATGACTCGGAATGTCGTCCAAGCCAGTATGACATTGACAACTGTAACGCGGTAGGTATACCATATATGATTGTATCTTACCCACAACAAGAGGTATTTATTTTAGAACCACAATGAAAAGAAAGATAATATTATTAGGAAGAATGGGCGAACTCTTTGGAAAAGAGCATGAACTGGTATGTAAAAATGTTCATGAAGCTATGCACGCTATTGACCAAATGAAAGGTGGCGTTAGAAAATATTTATTAGACTGTACCGATAAAGGTATAGAGTTTCACGTTGCAAAAGGCTCAGAGCTTCTTGATTATGATAATTTACACAGTGACTTAGGAGAGAATGATTTAATTATTACTCCTTTACCTCAGGGAGCAGATTTTTTAAAAGCACTCTTAGGAGTAGCACTAATTATATTAGGAGTATTTACTTTTGGAGCAACAACAGCTGTTGGGGTAGCTCTTATAGTTGGGGGAGGATTACTCGCACTAAAAGGAATAGTAGATATGTTAACTCCCGAAATGCCCGATGATGAATCGGATGAATCAAACCTGTTCAAAGGCCCGATTAATAATGCCAAAGTAGGTATACCAGTACCTCTAGCTTATGGTAAGTTAGAAGTAGGGGGCGCACCTATAAACTTTGGATTTACAGACACAAAAATTACTGCAAGTAATGGATTTACTTTTGGAAAGAAAGATGGAACCTACTCAGGTAGCTATTCAAGCGGAACTGGCGGCGGCTCGGCAGGCGGCGGCTCAGGTGGTGGAACTGGCGGCGGTAATGACGCTATAGCTTCAGAGGAACAAAAATAATGGCAGGAAACTCTAGATATAATAAATTAACAAAATCTACTAGGCATCAAACTGCTGTCATATATGATGCTGTGTCCGAAGGACCAATTGAAGGATTAGTTAACGGACCGAACAGTATTATAATTGACGGTAACCCTGCAGCATCTGCCAATGTAGGTACTTATTTTCAACTACTTAGAACTCCTAATGCTTCTTATAATGCAACAAGTGGTATAGTAACAGACCAAGGTGGTGGAGCTGTATTTGAAAATCTTACTACTGCACAAGGAGAAAGATATATTTCTGTAATAGCAGGTAAGAAGAGAGCAACAAATGCTTCTACATCAGCAGGTAATAATATTGTAAGTACCGCTACTTCTTTCTTTGCAGCAGATGATATTAGAGATGAAGCAAAACCATTAAATCAATTTATTAGAATAGAAGGAGCGGGTAAAGACGGCACAGAGTATGCAGGTCAAATAACTCAATTTATAAATGTTACTCATGTAAGAGTAGACAGTCCTCCTGCAAAAACAGTTTCTTCTGCTAATGTTTCAATCGACTTAGTAGACACAATTTCAGCTATAGGTAGTAGCACTCAGGCAACTTTAACAAATGGTGGCGGAATAACAACTTCAGCTACTGCAGTTATAATATCTCCTCCTAAATCAGCAGCAGGAGACGTACTAAAATACAATTTTAACAACTTTGGCTGGGCATTTAGAAAAGGAGAAAGAGAACAAGCATATCTATCTGCTCCTTCTGGTATAGGTAGTGCTTCTTCAGCACATTCAATAAATGCAGCATTAGACCAAACAGATTTAAGATCGATAGGTCAACCAACTAATACTGCTTTAGGAATAAGTACTGACATTTCTCCTGATAGAAACGGAGAATCAGGAATTAGCAGAGTTGCTTCTACTGGTATGAATATAGCAGACCCAGGAGAAGTAGATTTTATTCGTGTAACTTTAAATCATGCTTCAATGATTTCTAACAAAGAAAATGGGAAGAAAGGGCCTGGATTTGCTGAGTATAGAATAGTCTTCTCATATAAAACAGATTCAACAGATAGTTTTTCAAATAATGAACACGTTATTTATGGTAGAAGAACTTTATCTTCAAATGTTAGAGATTATCATGCAAATACTCGTGTAAGATCTGGTAGCTCAGGTATAATTGATGGACAGATACAAGCTCCTTTCAATAGTATATTTAGTTTTGATATATCAAAATACCAACCTTTTACTGATTACAAAATAGAAGTTCAAAGAGTATCTCCAGTAAATCAAAAAGAAAATAGCTGGCAACAAAGTAACCAAGGCAGTTTAGTATCTATAGAAAATATTATTACTGATAAGTTAACTTATCCTTATACAGCTTATGCAGCTGTAGTAGTTGATGCTGAGGATTTTGATGATATACCTGAAAGAGCATACGAAATTAGAGGGCTAAAAGTAAAAGTTCCTACTAACTATTTCCCAGCAGATGAAATACATGATGATACAGGAGCAAGAAGAGCAACTGCTTCTTATAGTCGTAATGTTACTACAGGGGCAGATACAGGAAATCCTGTAGACTGGGATGGTAATTTTAGGGGAGACCAAAAGACTTTTAACGCTACAAGTCCTAACTATATGCCTGTATATACCAGCAACCCAGTATGGATATTTATGGACTTAATTACGAATCCAAGATATGGACTTGGAAAGTATGTAGACCCAGATTTTGACTTTACACAAGTAGATAAGTATACTTTATATAACTTAGCGAAATACTGTGACGAACTTGTACCAAATGGAAAAGGCGGAACAGAGCCTCGCTTCTCATGTAACTTATTTATACAGAAAGGGCAAGATGCATTAAGATTACTGAAAGATTTAAGTACTATGATTCGTGGTATGCTTATTTGGCACAATGGTCAAGTGAGTTTAAACTCAAACAGAGAGAAAGGCCCGATATATACTTTTGGTAAATCAAATGTTATTGAAGGAACTTTTAGTTATTCAGGCAGTTCTAGAAGATTTAGAACAAATGAAGTAAAGGTTACTTGGAACGACCCAGATAATAGATACAAACAAGCAGTAGAAATAGTAACAGATGATAATAATATTGCAGAAACAGGTAGGGTAATATCAAAAGATTTACCAGCTCTTGGTTGTACTTCTCAAGGTCAAGCACAAAGACTTGGAAGATGGCATTTACTTACTGAAAAATTAGAAAAAGAAATCGTAACATTTAGTACAGGTATCAATGGGGGTGCTTTAGTTGCTGGAGATGTTATTCTTGTACAAGATGCAGATGACAAAGATGTACAATTCTCTGGAAGAGTATCAACTGCAAAAGCTTCTACTACTACTGTAATCGAAACAGATAGAGCATTAAGTCTAAATGGTACAGATAATTTTGATTTACATTTAATATATCCAAGCGGAGGTGCATATATAGCGCAACCAACTGCTACAATTAACAGCACAGATTATAAAGTAGGCGACCTTGTATTAGAACACGCAAACGGAACAGCAATCTCAACTCAAGCTTCTGCATCACAATTAAAAGATGATTCAGGTGGCCAAGTACAAGTTATATGGTCAGAAGATCAAAGAATAGAAACAAAACCTATTTCATCATATAACTCATCAAATGTAACTGTATCAAGTGCATTTAGTTCCGCACCTAACAGTGAAGTAATATATGCAATTACAGGACAACAAGCAACAGGAGCTGATGTAACTGGAAGTGCAAAAGAATATATTATTACTGGTATAAAAGAAAAAACAAAAGAGCTACAGTTTGAAATTACTGCAGCAGAATATGATGTTAACAAGTTTACAGAAATAGATAGAGGTTGGGTAATACCAGATATACCTGATATAATGAGACCACCTCTTAGAACAGAGATAGTTCCACTACCAATAAATGTATCTGTACAAATAGTACCTGATGAAGAAGGTGGAGATGTTACAGATGTTGACCAACCAATAAAAGGTTATAAAGCTTTAGTACAATGGACAGCACCAAAATCTATAAGAACAGATTCAGACGGAAATGCATTAGATGATATTTATGAACACTTAGCTGGTTTTGACTTAGAACATGATGTGCCTCAATCTGATAAAGTAAGAAATAATAGTGGCTTTATTAGAGAACAAATTAGAAGTAGAGGACAAAGCAGTTTTAGCATAAGAAATATACCACCAGGGGATGAGTACAGAGTACGCGTAAGAACAGTTAATACTCAAGGGTACACTTCTGAGTTTATACAAGCTAAGTTTACTTTTGATCCTTCAGATATAGGTATACCAAGTGAAGGTGTAATTGGAGCAGGATTAAATCAACAAATTGCTAGAGGTGGAACTTTAACTACAGGAATGAGTATAGGCAGTGCAAACGGTACTGTAACTTTTGATTCAAGCACTTATACATTTACTCCACCTACTGGAATACCTAGTATATCTATAGCAAGTGGTAATACTAATTTTACTCAACAAAACTTTTCAAGTTTAGCAAATGGTCAAACAGGTTATTTATTATTCGATTATGACGGAAACTTAGCAAGAGGAAATACAAGAACAGACGTATTAAGAGCAGTCGTTGCTGGAACAGATAATGTAGCAGCTACAGCTACTGGAGGACAACCATATTACTTTAGCTTCTTTAAAAGATTAGGACAATCAAATGAAGACTTAAGTCAAGCAAATGGTACTTTTAGTTTAGAAAGATTTAGTTCAAATGTAGTTGGGTCTTCCACAACATTTTTATCAGACTTTAGAGCAGGGGACTTAGTAATATTAGACGATGCTGGAGCTTCTCGTTTTTGGGCAAGAGTAGCACATATTGAAAATGATACTTCAATGACTGTAGCTAGTGGCTCTGACAGAACATACTCAGGAGCCAACTTATTTGCACAATCATTAAGATTCGATAGACAGAAAGATACTGTAATAGCTTCAGTACTAAATACTGGAGGTACATTCTCTTTAGTTAATTTTGCTAGTGGAGAGAAAGGAGCAGACGGACTGCCAGGTGCAGATGGTGAAGATGGCTCAGCAGGAGAAGATTCAAGAACAGTAAACTTAACTATAGGTGACCAAGCATTTACCTATGCAAATACAGGAAGCACTCCTTCTCCTTCAAGTACAACAGTAACAGCTACTGCATTAAATACAAATGGAACTGTATATTACGAGTTTTTCTTAAATGATGTAAGTCAGGCAAATACTACTACAAATACTTACACATACACACCTCAATCTTCTTTCGGCAATATGCCTGATAAAATAGAAGTTCAAATTAGAGATAGTGGCTCTGCAGCAATTAAAGCTAGAGACCAATTAACAGTATACGGTATAAAACCTGGAACAGACGGAACAGACGGTGATGATGGTGCAAATGCGATAACTGTTATATTATCTAATGAAGCGCACACCATGCCTACAACTAATCAGGGTTCAGTAAATTATCAAGATTCTGGTACAGACATTATAGTATACGATGGAACAACTCAAGTTCCTTATGATGGAAGCTCTCCTTATGCTTCTCCTTCTTTTAGAGTATCTGCTTCAGGTACTAGTATTGGAGTAGGAACTGCAAGTACTGTTTCAACATACACAAGAAGATTTGGAGTACATAACTCCATGACTGCAAATAATGCAAAAGTAACTTATACTATTATAGTTAAAAATAGTGATGGCACTGAGTTTACATTTACAAAAGTACAATCATTATCTAAATCAATCGGAGGAGATGATGGTACTCCAGGAGTAGATGCATATACTGTAACTTTTGATAATGAATCACATGCTTTTGATGCAAATAGCAGTGGTACTATCAGTGATTTTACAACTTTTAGTTCAACTCCAAAAGTATATAAAGGAAGCCAAATATATAGCTATGATGCAAGTTCTCCTTATACTGCAAATAGTTTCAGGTATGGAACACGAACAGATGTTAACGTAAGTTCAGCAGTATCAAGTAGTGGAGTAGTTTCTTTAAATGCAAACTCAGCTATAGGAAGTGGTTCAACTCTTACAGGTAGCACAACTATTCCTATTATCGATAATTCAGACGGCGTAACAGTAGCAGTAAAAACACTTAATTTTGTAAAAGTAAATGCTGGTAGCATAGGTGTTGATGGGGTTAGAGGTTCAAGTATCTTTACTTTTGAAGAAAGTGATACTTCACAAATATCAGCAGCACAAGCAAGTAATTTTGCAGGTACTCTTAATAATGCCTCCGCACAAGCGGTAGCTTCAGCTGTAATAGCAAATGCAAGTGATAGCACAATAAGACCAAACGATAGAATAACAGTAACAGACAATAGTGCAGATGTTGCAGGTACAAGAATATATAACGGTTCTGCAGCTACTTCATCAGGTTCAATAACAGCAGCAAACTTTAGTTCATTAGTTGTTGAAACTTTCGATGGCTCAGTAATTGTTGAAGGAACATTACAAGCAAATAGATTAAGTGCAAATACTACATTTACAAATAGAGCAAATATAGCAAACACAATTCAATTAGGAACAAGTGGAGATAATGGTAAGTTTGTCACAGCAAATAAAACCACGTTTGCAGACGGGGACTTAGGTGTATACTTTGACGGTGCTGGTAATGTAAATATTGGACAGGATTCAGGGAACAAGTTTATTAAGTTCTATAGTGCAAACGGAACACTAGCTATAGGGCAATCCGTACAAATAGGAGCAACAGCAGCTTCTGCTATTGAAGCAGAAGTAGGAGCAGCAGCTGCAGCTTCAGACGCTCAAAATACGGCAGATAGTAAAGCTACTTTAGCACAAGCGAATACAGCAGCTAATACAAACATACTATCAAACGGGGCTAAAACTGGTGGTAGTGTGGGTGGCTGGACTATTGACAGTAGCGCAATTTACAGCGGAACAAAAGATACTGATGGGTATACTACGGGGGGTATTACTTTAAATAGTGCCGGCTCAATACATGCAAAACAATTTTATATAGATACAAGTGGAAATGCTTTCTTCAAAGGAAGTTTAACTATAGGTTCTGTAACAGATGCAGGCGGAGCTACTTCAGACTCAGTTAATTCAGCAGCTAACTCAGCTTCAGCTGCACAAAATACAGCAGACTCTAAAGCTACTTTAGCACAAGCGAATACAGCAGCTAATACAAATACCTTGGCAGGCGGAGCTAAGACAGGAGGCACAGTAGGCGGCTGGACTATTGACAGTAGTGCAATTTACAGTGGAACAAAAGATATTAGTGGATATACTACGGGGGGTATTACTTTAAATAGTCAAGGGTCTATTCACGCTAAACAATTTTATATAGATACTTCAGGTAACGCTTTCTTCAAAGGAAGTTTAACTATAGGTTCTGTAACAGATGCAGGTGGGGCTACTTCAGACTCAGTTAATACAGCAGCTAATGCGGCTTCAGATGCGGCTAACGCAGCTTCAGATGCACAAACTACAGCAGACTCTAAAGCTACTTTATCACAAGCAAACACAGCAGCTAATACAAATACCTTAGCAGGTGGAGCAAAAACTGGAGGTAGTGTTGGTGGGTGGACAATAACATCTAGCGCAATATCAGGAGGCTCTCCAACTGTACAAGCAAATAATTTTACAAACCAAGGAATACAATTAGCATCAGCAGGGTCAATACATTCAAAAGAGTTCTTTATAGATTCAGCAGGAAATGCAGAGTTCAAAGGTACAATTGTAGGAAACAATGTTACAATCTCAGGAACATTAACAACATCAAATATTACATTAGCTTCAACAGGAGCCAATGTAAGTGGTACTACTATTGGAACATTCTATCAGAATGATTTTAACTATAGATATCTTGGTGATGTGGGAACAGGAGCAGGATACTATGTAGGAAACATTTTAGTATCAGGAGTAGGTGGAACAGCTCACGTCAAAACATTACATTTTCATGTAAGTGACGGTTCTAATTTACATACTAATAGTACTACTACTGTTACTTTTGCTACTCAACAAGAATCTGGTCCATTTAGTGCAAGACTATGTAAAAACATTGACCATGCTATCCATGAATCTAGAGTATTCCCTCCAGTAATTGGAACTAACGGCACAGGTGGTACTTCAACTGATCCTAACTTTGCTTCAAGAACACAAGGAATGATTCCAGTTTCATTTAAATATGAAGGAACAGGAACAATAAATCTATATGTAGCAGCCCAAGGAGATAATAGTAGTTCTAAGCTAGGATTTATTAAATATAATTTTATTAAGTTTGGTACAACAGACCCAGCATTTAGTTTTAGTAATCTAACTGGACAATCACTAAGCACTACTCTATATGCTAATACACAAGTAACTGGAGGATTCCAAGGAACAAAAACAGTTTCAATAGCAGGTGGAAGTGCACAGTTTAAAATTGATAACGGTAGTTTTGGAACAAGTAGCCAACAAATATCAAACGGTAGTTATGTAAACGTACAAATGACTACATCAGCTTCAAACTTATCAACAACATCAACAACAGTAACTATTGGAGGTGTAGCAAGAGGGTGGTCATTAACAACTGGAGGCACCTCTACACCACCAGGTGGTGGCGGTGGCGGTTGTTTGGTTTACGGCTCAAACATAATGATGGCAGATGGCACAAGTAAAAAAGTTCAGGATATAGTAGTTGGAGATTCACTAGAAGCTATAACAGACACTACTTTAGATGAGAGCAACGAAGATGCCTATAAAACTTGGACAGCTCCTTCACTAGTAAATACAACTAAAACTACTTCTACAGTAGAAACAGTATATGTAGATTCTTACTCATGGTACTATATACTAAATGAAAAAGTACATGCAACATATGAACATCCTTTCTTAATATTAAGAGGGGACACTTATAGCTGGGAACGAGCAGAAGATATACTAGAAGGCGATTTCTTAGTTACAAATAATTTAGTATTAGAAAAAGTTTGGCGCAAACAGAGAGTAGACCAAGAAGTACAAACTTATAACTTTAATGTTGAAGACGCAGATACTTATATTGTAGAAAACATCGTAACACATAACTCGGAGCAGGTAAAAGAATAATGGATTGGATAATAAAAACAGGAACAGATAGCGAAGGAAATGCAGTAACAACAACTCTGGATTGTCAGATAAATGTTACTTGGGCATACTCACATCATGAGACAAAAGATTGTGGAGACTTAGAAATGATTGTAGATAAAGTATTTTTAACTTATACTGCAACAGATACAACAACTTCAAACGCACCTTATTTAATAACAGGACAGTCAGACCAAACTCTTACAGGAACTTATCAACTAGGGTTCTTTCCTACAACTAGAGCAAGTGGAGGCGCAAGTCCGTATACAGGAATTGTTAACGGCTGGACTCCTCACAATGCTTTAACAACAGATCAAATGAAACAATGGGTATTGGATGTGTTAAACGAAGGTGGAGGTTTTAGACTCAATGCCTTTAAAGTGCAGGTATGTCACGATCTTTATGGTGAACATTACTATGCTCCACCAGCTTAGATAACTACCCTTCAAAAATAATTCTTGACATCACCTCAAGTTTTTGATATAATTATTGCATATAGGAGTATTTTATGGCAGCGGGAAATTATGATATAGTTATCGATCAGGGAGCAGACTTTGCACTCTTGATTACTATTGCCGAAGACGGAGTCGCTACAAACTTATCAAGTCACACAGCATCCGCTCAACTTCGACCTACCCCCTCTTCAAATACCCTAACAGCAACATTCACCTGTACAATAACAGATGCTGCAAATGGTGCGCTGAAAATGTCCCTTGGACACGCAACAACAGCAAATATTACAGCAGGTAAATACTATTATGATTTAGAAATATATAATTCTGGCCTTGATTCAATGGCTAGATTAATTCAAGGTGTAGCAAGAGTTACACAAAATGTAACAAGATAATGGCAACAACGATAACTATTACTCCTAATAATACTAGCCTGAACGCCACTTCACAAACTACAACCTTGACAATATCTTCGGCAGTTGGTGGTAGTGCAAGTGATGCTGCAGGAATTACTTTATCTAATCCTGTAGGTACATTATCATCGCAATCAAATGTTGAAAACGCACTCAACTTTCTAGCAAATCAATTTTATGTTGCAACAACAGCTCCATCAGCAAACACACAAGATCTTGCTGAAGGAGATTTATTTTATGATACTGACGACAATCAGTTAAAGGTTTATCGAGATGTCGATGGCTCAGCTACTTTTGTTCCTATAATGATAGGTAACGACTCAGCAGATTCTGACACGATAGACGCAGGAGCTTTTTAATAGCTCAATAGGACAAAAACATGGCACAAACAATTAAAATTAAAAGAAGTAGCAGTTCCGCCACGCCAACTTCATTAAGTGCTGGTGAATTAGCGTATTCTTCTAATTCGCAGAAGCTATTTATTGGAGCTCCATCTGATGGAACAGTTACAACAATAGGCGGCGACTTATATGTCGCTATGCTTGACCATACTGCTGGTACACTTACCGCAAGTTCTGCAATTCTTGTAGACGCACAAAGTAAAGTTGACCAGTTTAAATCTGGTAATATTGTAGTTACTGGTTCTTCAGATACAATTTCAACTTCATCAGGTAATTTAACTATAGCTCCAACAGGAGACTTAGTAGTTACTCATGGTGGTGCAATAGATGTAGATGCTCAAGCAACTGATTTATTAATTGCTGATAATGAAGCAGCATCTTTTGTTATAAAAGAAGGAACAACACCTTATTTATCATTTATAACAACTAATGGCTCTGAATCCATAAATGTAGGAACAATGTCTCTAAATACTGGCGGTACTTTAGAAGTTACAAGTTCAGCAAATGTGGGAAGTAATTTAGGAGTCACAGGTAACATTACTGTAAATACAAATAAGTTTACAGTATCAGCAGGAGAAGGTAATACAAGTATTAGTGGTACTTTAGGAGTAACTAATGCCGCAACTTTTTCTTCTGGAGTTACAATCACAGGAGCACTTACAGGTAACGGAGCAGTTACTTTAGGAGATGCTTCAACAGACACAATAACTATCAATGGTAATGCAACTTTCGGGAACACCGTAGACTTTAGTAATGGATTAAATGTTGCTTCTACAAATACTATTGATATGGGTGGAAATAGAGTACGAAATATTGGTACTCCTACCCAAGCAACAGACGCAACAACAAAAGCTTATGTAGATAGCGTTAAACAAGCACTAGACATTAAAGACTCAGCAAGAGTAGCAACCACAGCAAACTTAGCAGCTACATATGACAATGGAACAGGTGGTGTAGGAGCTACACTTACAGCAGATGCAAATGGTGCAATTTCAATTGATGGAGTCACTTTAACTTCTGGTAACAGAGTACTTGTTAAAAATCAAACTACTACTACTCAAAATGGTCTTTATAGCGTAACAACAGTCGGAGATGGAAGTACTGCTTTTGTACTAACAAGAACAACTGATGCAGATTCTTCTGCAGAAGTTACAGGTGGTATGTTTACATTCGTTGAAGAAGGTACTACAAATGGCGACAATGGTTTTGTTTTAACTTCAGTAACAGGCTCCGCAACATTAGGTACAGACAACTTAGTATATACACAATTCTCAGGTGCTGGACAGATAACAGCAGGAGATGGTTTATTAGCTACAGGTAACACTTTAGATGTAAGAGTAGATGATACAACAATTGAAATTAATTCTGATATTCTAAGAATAAAAGGTATTGGCTCAGTTTCAGAAGGTGACTTAATCTTTGGAGCAAATGGCGGTAGTTCTTATACTAGACTTGCTATCGGAGCATATGACTCTACTAATTCAGTAGGACAAGTACTGCAAGTTGGAGCAAACGGAACAATAGCATGGAGTAATATATTAGACGGAGGTACGTTCTAATATGGCTCATGTGATTAAACCAAAAAGGTCAGAAACAAGTGGTAATATACCAGAGTCAAGTGACCTACAAACACATGAAATTGCGATGAATATCGCAGACGGTAAGATTTATACAAAAGCGGCTAATGGTTCAATAGTAACAATAGGTTCTTCAGGTGGACAAACCGAAGACGATGTACTAGCGTTAGCCATAGCACTAGGATAGAAATATGGCTTCATCATTTAAGACAGCAACGGCAGCAAATGTAGGCACTTCGCTTACAACGGTTTATACATCACCAGTAGGTAGTACCAGCACTATAATAGGTATGTACTTATGTAATCAAAGTGGTGGCTCAATCGAAGCAAACACTGTTTTCAGTGATAGCAGTTCATCTACATTAGTAAACATAACACATAATACACCAATACCAAGTGGCACGTCAATAGCGGTCATAGGTGGAGACGCAAAAGTAGTATTAGAGGCAGGGGACAGTATACAAGTACAAAGCAACGTAGCAAGTAGTATCGATGTAGTCCTATCATATTTGGAGCAAACATAATATGGCATTAATAGGTAAGGAAAATCATTTAGTCTCCGTATTGGAGGCCAATGCAGTCGGAACTACTGAAATAGTAAGTAATTCTATTACTGCAAGCGAGATAGCAGCAAATGCAGTAGGCTCCAGTGAAATCGCAGCAAACGCTGTCGGAACATCGGAGATTGCTACTAACGCTATAGGCTCAGCACAATTACAAGCATCCGCTATCACAGGTGTAGCAGATAACTCAATAGACGCAGCATCTATAGCTGCAAACTCAGTAGACTCTAGTGAAATAGTAAGTGGGTCAATAGACACCATACATATAGGCACAGGACAAATTACAACAGCTAAAATAGCCGCTAATGCTATTACTTCCGCAGAAATTGGAACAGGAGTAATAGGCTCTTCAGAAATAGCAGGTAATGCGGTTACAACTGCAAAAATTGCTGCAAACAACGTTACTGCTCATCATATTGCTGATGGGAGTATCACTAGCACTCAACTTGGAGCAAACAGTGTTGACAGCGCAGAATTAATTACTGGCTCTATCGATACGATACACATAGGTAACTTACAGGTTACTACTGCAAAAATCGCTGCAGATGCGATAACAGGTGCTAAAATTGCTGATGACTCTATAGATTCAGAACATTTAGTAGATGCTAGTATAGATACAGCACATATTGGAGACTTACAAGTAACTTCAGCTAAAATAGCTGCTAATACTATCGCAACAGGAAATGTAGCAGATAACGCAATAGATGGAACAAAAATAGCTACAGATAGTGTTCAAGCAAGACATATAGGAGCCGCCGCAGTAGGTGCTTCTGAACTTGCATCAAACTCAGTAGATTCAGCAGAATTAGTAACTGGCTCAATAGATACAATACACTTAGCAACAGACTCAGTAACAGCAGGTAAGATAGCTGCAAACTCAGTAGACTCAAGTGAATTAGTAAGTGGTAGTATTGATACTATACACATAGGAGCTTTACAAGTTACAACTGCAAAAATAGCAGACGACGCAGTTACAAGTGCAAAGATAGCTGATAATACTATTGCTACTGGTAATATAGCAGATAACGCAGTAGATGCTTCAAAAGTTGCTACTAATTCGCTATTATCAAGACATATAGCTACAGGTAATATAGATGCAAGTCATATTGCAGCAAACGCTGTGTCAGCTTCAGAATTAAAATCAGATGCACTTGGTGGACAGACATTCACAGGAAATGTCACACTTTCAGGTAATCTAACTGTAAACGGAACAACTACAACAGTTAACTCAACCACTACAACAATTGCCGATCCATTAATGGAACTCGGTACAGGAACAACAGGAACTCCATCAAACGATGCAGGTATCGTAATAGAAAGAGGAGACTCTAACAATGCCTTTATGGGATTTGATGAAAGTGCAGATAAGTTCCTTATGGGTACAGGTACATTTACTGGTGCTTCAACAGGCGACTTAACAGTAACAACAGGAACACTTGTAGCTAATATAGAGGGTAATGTAACTGGCGATTTAACAGGAAACGCTGATACAGCTACTACTCTAGCAACAAATAGAGCTTTCTCTTTAACAGGAGATGTAACAGCTTCAGCAGTTAATTTTAACGGAGGAGCTGCAGTAGCTTTATCAACAACTTTGGCTGCAAACACAGTAGACAGCGCAGAAATAGTAACAGGTTCTATTGATGCAATTCATATTGCAGATAATGCAGTAACAACAAATAAAATAGCAACGGACTCTGTAGGAGCCGCAGCTATTGTTGCAGGAGCAGTTGGTTCAAGTGAATTAGCTTCTAACTCAGTAGATTCAGCAGAATTAATTTCAGGTTCTATAGACACAATACATTTAGGAAACTTACAAGTTACAACAGCTAAATTAGCAGCAGATTCTGTTACAACAGTAAAGATACTTGATGCAAATGTTACCAACGCAAAACTAGGTGCTAACTCTGTAACCTCAGCTAAAATAGCAGCAAACTCAATAGATAGTTCCGAAATTGCTTCAGGAAGTGTAGACAGAATACATTTAGCAGCAGATATAGTAGATGGTACAAAAATAGCAGATGATTCTATAGATTCAGAACATTATGTAGATGGCAGTATTGATACAGCACATTTAGGAAACTTACAAGTTACAACAGCAAAGATTGCCAATGCTAATGTAACAAATGCAAAACTAGGAGCTAACTCTGTAACAGCAGCTAAAATAGCCGCTAACGCTGTTGGGTCAAGTGAGATTGCAAATAATTCTATAACAACTACACAATTATCAAGTGCAGCACTTGATGGTAAATCAATGACAGGAAATATGGGATTTAGCGGTGCTAATATAGGTCTTGGTAATGGTACTAGTGCTATAATTGAGGTAAAAGGTAAGTTAGGTATTCAAGATGCAAATCCAGTTCAAAAACTTCATATAGACGAAGTAGCTGGTATGGATGTAGGTACAGGAACTTCAACAGCAACTACACAATTTACACTAGACAGTTTTGCAGCAGCTACATTTAGAACTGCCAAGTATCTAGTACAGATTACAAATAGTACAGATTCAGATTATCAATCTTTAGAAATAGTACTATTCCATGACGGAACAACAGTTTATTTAACACAGTACGCTTCTATATTTGACAATGGCGCACAAGCAACATTTGATGCAGATATAAGTGGTGGTAACGTAAGATTAAGAGTAACTCCTGCTTCAACAGACAGCATGAGTTATAAGTTCATTAGAACAACAATAGAGGTATAAAATGGGAACAAAATTAAACTTTAACATCGAGGACGCAGGTTTAAGTGTTGATGGTAGTGAAAAGTTTGACAGCGCAGGAGCTGCAGCAGATATTACTATAGCAGCGGATAAAATCACAAGTGGAACTGTTTCATCAGCAAGACTACCATATACAATTACTCAAACAGCTCCCACTAACGTAAGTGGAACATCGAGTGGTCATATATGGTTTGTATATTCGAGTTAATATATGGCGTTATATATCAATGACAACGGTAGTTTACGAACTATCGACTTCCTTGCCGTTAATGACGGTGGCACACTTCGTCGTGTCAATGAAGTATATGTAAATGATAGTGGGTCTTTAGCGGGCCCGTTTGAAATCGTATTTGTCACTGATAGAAATACTAATACTAATACAACGTATATTTCTGGTACTCAAGAAACTTCATTTAATACTACAACAATATTTAATACCACAAGAGATACTATCTCTACATTCAATACTTCTAGAGTATCTACTTTTAATACACAAAGAACTACAGAAACAACTAGAGATACAGTATCTACTTTTACCACAAGTAGAGCAACTGATACTGTATTTAGCACAACTACAACATTCAACACTACCATTACAACTACAACAGGTTTTGGTACTACAACAACATTTAACACCACGTTAAGTACTACTACTATATTCAGTACAACTACGACTTTTGAAACAAGTAGAGTAACTACATTTAATACTTCACTAGCTACTGTTACTGCATATACAACTGTGACAGCCTATACAACATTCTTTGATACAGTAATTGCTACATCAAGAAATACAGGTTTTACAAATAGCACAAATACATCAGTAACAACATCTAGAGGAACAACTACTTCTATAGCAACTCTTACAAACTTTGGAGCAGTTACAACATTTAGTAATGCAACGAATACTTCTATAGCAACTCTTACAAACTTTGCGGCAGTTACAACATTTAGTAATGCAACGAATACTTCTATATCAACTATTACAAACTTTGCAGCAACTACAACATTTACAAATAGTACAAATACAAGTGTAAGTACAACGAGAAATACAAATACATCTATATCAACTATTTCCAACTTTACAGCAGCTACAAGTTTTGTAACAACATTTACAAATAGTACAAATACAAGTGTAAGTACAAGTAGAGCAACTACTACTTCTAGAAAAACAACATTCGCTGTAAATACAGCTTTTATAACGACATTTGGAGCAAGTACAAATACATCAGTAAGCACAAGTAGAAGTACCAATACTTCTGTAAATACAGCATACCCTGCTGTAAATACTAACACAGCAAGAGTTACAACATTCGGAGTAAATACAGGGTTTACAAACTCTACAAATACTTCTGTAAATACAGCATATCCAAATGTAAATACTAACACAGCAAGAGTTACAACATTCGGGGTAAATACAGGGTTTACAAACTCTACAAATACTTCTAGACAAACAGCATTGCCTAATGTTAATACAAATACAGCTGTAACTACTACTACTTCGCAAAATACAAATACAGGTAGAGCAACTACTACTTCTAGACAAACTAACGTAAACGTTACTACAAGCTTTACAAATAACACGAATACGTCAATAAATACAGCATACGGCACATCAAGAGCTACATCGTTTACAAACTCTACAGGATTTACGAATAATACAAATACATCTGTAGGAACAACAACATCAAGATCTACAGCATATGCTACTGGAGGTACTAACCTAACTGTATTCGTAGTTAATACAATTGTATCCTTCTGTGAAGAGCAATTTGAAACATTCTTTGACTTTATGACAGAGAGTAGAAATACAAATACAGCAGCTAATACAACAAGAAATACTCAACTACTTGCCGTTCTTACAACATTCGCTGTAGCAACAAATACTGCAAGAAACACTAATACAGCTAGAAATACAGCATATAATACTACAAGAGGTACAGCCATACCTGTAGCATCAACAAATACATCTAGAGGAACAACAACAAGTTATGGTACAGCGTTACCAAATATTACTACTGCATTTACAAACGTAACTCAATATGGCGTAAGTACAGGATTTACAAATGCAACTACTACTTGTAGAACAACAACATTCGCTGTAAATACAAATACAGCAGTAGCTACAAATACATCAGTAAGTACAGGATTTACTAATGCTACTACTACTTCAATAACAACAACATTCGCTGCAAATACAAATACAGCAGTAGCTACAAATACATCAGTAAGCACAGGATTTACAAATAGTACAAATACAAGTGTAACTACAACATTCGCTGTAAATACAGCTTTTATAACAACATTCGCGGCAAATACAAATACAAGTGTAAGCACAAGTAGAAGTACAAATACTTCTAGACAAACAGCATTGCCTAATGTTAATACTGCATTTATAACAACATTTGCTGCAAATACAAATACAAGCGTAAGTACAACAAGAAATACAACTACTTGTGTGTCAACTATTACAAACTTTGTAGGAGCAACCTCTTTTATAACAACATTTGCTGCAAACACAAATACAGCATTAGGTACTACTACTTCAAGAACTACTATAAGTACATTCGGAGTAAACACAAATACATCATTAGGTACTACCACTTCAAGAAGTACTCAAACAACATTTGGTGTAAATACAAATACATCATTAGGTACTACTACTTCAAGAAGTACTCAAACAACATTTGCAGCTAATACCTCTTTTGTAACAACATTCGCTGTAAATACAGCTACTAGTAGAACAACTACATTTGAAACAGCTTTCCAAACTTCAAGAGCAAGTTCTAGAAATACTGGAACATCTAGAAGTACAACTACTGTATTTGAAACAAATAGAACAACTACATTTAATACAAGTAAGTCAACACTTACAAGTAGAGCAACTGTTACTACATTTAATACACAAAGAACTACAGAAACAAGTAGAGATACAGTATCTACTTTTAATACAACAAGAAGTACAGACACAGTTAGAAGTACAACAACAACATATAATACAACAATTACAACTACAACAGGTTTTGGTACTACAACAACATTTAATACAACTATTACCACAACCTTTAATACCACGGTCACAACAACTACAACATTTAATACAAGTAAGTCAACACTTACAACAATTACAACAGATCATTTAACGACGATTCAAACTTTAACACAAACGTCGATATTTGAAAGATTAACCGCCAGCTCAGCTGGAACCTTATTTGACACTGAAGTTACAAGTGACGCAGATTATGGATTCTCCTTCTGGGATGGCTCAAAATGGAGTGAAACATAATGTCAATACAAGATACAAGAGTTCCTTTAAATGAACGAACTAAGGTCGATACAGATTATTTAAATAAAAAAATGGAAAGCATGATGAGTGCTTTCTTTGAAAGTATCGGTGAATACGAGGAAAGAGTAAAAAACTTAGAAAAAATAATATTTGAGTTAAAACAAAATGGCAGTTAAATCTAAAAACCCAATAGATGCCATGACTATTAACGAAAGCCTTGGAGATATTCCTACTCATGTAATGAAGTCAGGTTCGTGTTTTAGACCTAAAGAGGATTTAAACCGACTAGCAGAGTTTAAGAAGAGAATAATTCCTAGAGATTATAGAGGATTGCCTTTTGAGTATGACCTTTGGTTTAATACTAATGAAAGGTACTCTATTAGAAGCTGGTTATATACAGATTTTTTAGGAAATGGGATTTATATTAGAGTTAATTCCATATTAATAAATAACAATCTACTACATTCAATTGCTCTTAGAGAAAAAGAGATTGATTGGGATAGAATAGAAAAAATAAGAGAAAATCTACATAATAAATATACTTTGCAAACTCCACAAGAGTTTCCTGAAAAAGTTATTTTCCCGCCAGGAAGCAACTTAATGAATAAAAACGTTGTATCTTGGAGAAGAATGAAAGACCATGTAGATAGAGGATTTAAAGTAAAACCACATCCAATAACAGCACATCTTTGGAGAGCAAAATTAAAGATGGAACTAGGAGAAGAAAACGTCCTAGGACACAAGGAAGGTGGTTTTGAAGTATTACTTAACTGCAAAGAAGCTGCAGTATGCCCTAACAGTGAAATGGGTATTATAGCATTATTATTAGATAAACAATTAAGTTTAGTTTCAACGCCATATAGCGCAAGAGAAAAACAACCTCTTACCTATGAAGCGGTATATCATGCAATATCACAACCAGATGTACGAAACTCAAGAGAAGCTTTACTTAAAATATTATCAAGCAAGAGGTCAGGAATGATATTTGACTTCGATGAAGATGCAGAAGAAAGAATGTATCTTTACCAGGAAAACTTTTGGGATTATAAAACAAAATGATAGAAATATTACTTAGATACCACCCTAAATATTCCATGTTTACGTTTGCCTCTTTGTTAGATAAGACAGAGAAGTTTCGTTTGCATGTGTATATGTCCGATAATGAATACGACCAAGATGTTGCAGATTGGCTCATACAGAGTTTTGATAACGTACAAGTATATCAAGCTCCTTACGATACCCATGTAGCTGCAAAACAGATTTTACAGTTTAAAAGACATTGGATGGGTAAAGGTAAAATAAACAAAATTATACAAAGCTATACACGCGCACCTATATTTACAAAAGAACTTATAGGAAATCAACTACCACCTAATTCTTGGTTTAAAAAGTTAGTTGCAACAACTTCTAGAAATACTTTTCATAATCATGGTATTTTTAAAACTTACTATAATATACTAGGTCAGACTGGTGGATATAAAGTGGACACTTCTTTTTTAATATGGAACTGGAATGAGTTAGAAAACATGACAGAATCTGAACTATTTATGAAAGATGGCACTCCTCCTATTCAAAAATATAAGTGGGAACATGATCTTGATGCTTACATAAATCATGCAAGAGATGAACAAATAACAACTTACTTTAAAACTATAGAAACAAGTAAGATGCCTATTTATATGCACGGCAAAGTAGACCCTTTAATAGAATTAGATGCTCTTGGAGCGATGGATTGTATTAATTATAATATTATGTTAAGAAAAGCATACAACTTAGATATACCAAGTTACTTATTAGAAAGAGATTACTATGAGTGTAGAACAGGTTTACAATTAAGTATACCTTGGGATTTATACACTCCACTAATGGAAAAGATTCCAGCTAGATTTAAAGACGGAAGATTAAATGAAAAGATTTTAATTAAGTCGAATAAACAAAAAGCTGCTGCTGGTAAATTAATTACAGCAGGATTTTCATTGGGTAAGGTCTAGTTGCTCGTCTTTTAAGTCAGATAAGATTTTCCAATCTAACTTCCCTTCTTTATACCATTTCCATACCCAACCCTTTTCATGAGGGTTGTGTGGATTTACGCTCGCACTATTAAAAGGGATATGCCAACTAGAGGGCTGATTGCCTCCAGAGAATATTGGTAATTTCTTTGAAAAGAAATCGAATCCAATCAATGTAATATTTTCACATTTGAGTTTTGTGAGAAAATATAAAATACCGAGAAATCCAGCAGAAGGCCTTGCACCTTTTGTGGCTTTATTAGACTCCGCCCCTATCTGAGCAAAAATCTTTAAAAGTTCTTCATCGGAAAACATAATCGTATAATCATCAAACGGCAGGTCTAGTTCTGGCTCTACATTCAAGTGGATTCTACTACGATTAAATAGAATCTCCGCATTTGGAAAATGATGCCAATAATTTTTTCTTAACCAACCTGTGACCCAAAAATCTGTTTTTGACCCTACGGATTTTGAAATATCTTTTCTAGGTACTCCTTGGCCAAAGCGAACAACATGGTCAAAACTATCTATGTACTCTCCATAATTATGTTGTAATATTTCTACAGAGTTTCCTACTAATATTACTGAATCTTTTTGTATATCTCTTGCCATTCTTGGGAGTACTCCTCGTTGTCGTTTATACCATGCCACGGTCCACCATCTGTAAAGTGAACTGCTTTTGGATTTTTAAATTGATAATAATTTATCATTGCGTTATATTCAGCAGGCAAACTTCCAATACCATCTGCCCAAAGCATCTCATGTAAAAAACCCGCTGGGGCTTGGTTTACAGCAGTTTTTGTAAGTTCTTTACAATGACGATTATTAAATAACATCAAAGATGACCAATACTTTCTACGATAGTCTAAGTTTAGTTTACCATTCATTTTTGTATTTGGAGGTAAAAAAGCGGGATGCTGAACACAATATACACCTAGTCTATTATCCATCCATTCTATATCCATAAAATCAAATAATTCAGCAGGGTCACATCTCCACATAAAATCACTATCACAGAATAAAGCATACCCTTGATAATCAGAAAGATAAGGTACTAGAAACCGTGTGAAAGCAAACTCTGTACTTTCATTTTGAAACGGTCTCCAGTATACTCCTTGCTCTTCTAGTTCACTACGTATTAATGGTTTGATAACATGGCTACGATTGTATCTTAAAATACTTTCCTTACATACTTCGTATGCTTCAGGTTGTTTTGAATCGTAGCCAATATAAATTACCATATTAATCCTCTTTTAGTTGAGACCCTAAGTCGTTTATATAGGCTTGTCTAGCCGTTTTTAACGCAGCTAGTTGTTGCTCTGTTTCAGCGATTTTTGTATCGCAATAGTTCATTGCAACTACTATTAACTTTTGGTCTTTAGTAAACTCATCGGTGTCGTAATCAACACCATCTATACTTATCATTTCTTGTATTTGCATTATTTAAATATGTCCTGCCAATTTCCTTGTGTACTAGCCTTAGCATACTCAGTAGCACGGTTTTCAAAAAAGTTGGTATGCTCAACTGCATTTACCTGCATATCAATCCAAGGAAGTGGATTAACTGTACTATGGAATATTGCTTTCATACCAAGACCTAATAATCGTCTATCGGCGATGTATCTTATGTATTCTTTCACTTCTTTTGCTGTTAAATCTTTGATATCTGCTTTATCAAAACAAACATCAATAAACTTATCTTCTAATTCAACAACGCGCTCTGCTGCACAATATATCTCATATTTTAGTTTATCTGTCCATATTTCTGGATTTTCTGCGATAAAGGTTCTAAAGAGTTTTGATAGCCCTTCAACGTGAAGTGACTCGTCTCTTATAGACCATGTTACTATCTGCCCCATACCTTTCATAAGGTTATGTCTAGGATAGTTTAGAAGTATAGCAAAACTACTGAATAGTTGTACTCCTTCTGTGAATCCACTGTAGACTGCCATTGTTTTTGCAATCTCGTGTGGATTATCCATATTGAAGTCAGTTAGATACTCATGTTTTTCTGACATAGCTTGTATATCAAAAAACTCTTGGTACATATCATCTGACTTACCTAATGTTTCCAATAATAAAGAATATGCTTCTTGGTGTACTGCTTCCATAGCAGCATAACTTACTAGCATCATTCTTATTTCTGGTACTTTGAATGTGGGTAGATAATGCTTAGCATATCCACAACACACATCAACATCAGCTTGAGTAAAAAACTTAAATATATTATCTATAAGTGTTCTTTCTCCATCTGATAGTTTTTGATTATAATCTTTAATATCATCTTGTAATGCTACTTCTTCAGGTAGCCAATGCATTTGTTGTTGTTTTTTGTAAAACTCAAATGCCCAAGGGTAATCAAAAGGTTTATAATAATCTCTTTCTTCTAATAGACTCATTTATCCCTCACAACTTAGACAATCTGATTGCTCAAAGATTATCTCTCTTTTAGCCAAAGAAGTAACATTATCGGCACGACCAATAGCTTCACTTCTTAGGTAATATAATGTTTTTAAATCTTTCGCCCATGCTAACATATGTACATTATGTAAATCACCTTTGTTAACATCAGGTGGAAAGAATAAGTTTACACTCTGTGACTGACAAATAAATTGCTGTCTTACAGAGGCGTGTTCAATTATCCAGGCTTGATTTATTTCAACTGCTGTTTTAAATACATCTTTATCCCATTCTTCTAAGAATGTAAGATGTTGAACACTTCCTTTATTTGCTACTATGCTTCTCCAAACTTCTGTATATTCCTCTTCACTAGTAGTTTTATCTCTAATGATTCGGTCAAGAAACTTATTCTTTACTAGATTAGACCCAGATTTTGTTTTCTGAGTATACGCATTAGCACGATAAGGCTCTATACTTGGAGAAGTATTACCACAAATAATACTTGAACTGGCATTAGGAGCGATTGCAAGTAGATGTGCATTTCTTACTGAGCAAGAATCATCATCTGGACAAGCGCCTCTTTCTACTGCAAGTTCTCTTGTAGTTTTGTCTGCCATAGATTTTATATATGCAAACATTTCTAAATTAGTACCCCCTGCCATAGCACTCTCAAATGGAATACTATTTTTCTGTAGATACGCATGGAATCCCATAGCGCCAAGTCCAATGCTTCTCTCCCTCATAGCACTAAACTTAGCTCTTTCTAATTGACTTGGAGCATTTTCAATAAAGTATGTTAATACATTATCTAACATTCTAATCAAGTCTGGTATAAATGCTGGGTGGGTTTTCCACTCATCATAATATTCCAAGTTAACTGAGGATAGACAACATACTGCTGTTCTTTCCTCATTTGTAGCAAGTGTTATTTCTGAACATAAGTTTGAATGATGAACTCTCAAGCCTTTTTTCTTTTGATACTCAGGTAAAGCATTGTTTACCGCATCTTCAAACATAAGATAAGGCTCTCCAGTTTCCATTCTATTTTGTAATATTTTTACCCATAATGCTCTAGCACTAACTGTCTTTACTACTTTTTTCGTGTGTGGGTCAATTAGTTCCCAACTATCATCAAAGCCTTCCTCTTTAGTTGCTTTATGAATTAGCTCCATAAAGCTATCAGGAATAACGATGCTATGGTGTAAGTTAAGAAACTTTCTATTCGAGTCCCCACCCGTTGTTTTTCTTCCATCTAAAAACTCCTCTATTTCAGGGTGTGACATATGTAAGTACGCAGCATAACTTCCTCGTCTTGTGACTCCCTGTGAGAAAGCCAACATTTCTGCGTCTACTACTTTTATAAAAGGAACAACACCAGTAGACTCAGAGCCTTTTGATGTTCTTGTTCCTACTGAACGAACATCACTCCAAGTACCGCCGATACCACCACCAAAAGATGATAGGTAAGCATTTTCTACATAGTGTTCTGTAATTCCTTCTCTACTATCATCAACATAGTTTAAGAAACAACTAATCGGAAGTCCTCTGCTAGTACCTCCATTTGATAATACTGGGGTTGCAAACATAAACCAAAGATTACTGACATAATCATATAATCTTTGTGCGTGAGCATCATTATCTGCAAAAGCCATAGCAGCTCTAGCAAATGCTTCTTGGGGTGAAGTTTCATCACCAACCATATATCTATCTTTTAGAGTTGCAAGTGCAAAATCATCTAAAAGTTTATCTTTACTAAAGTCTATCTTCACTGACATAATTTTCTACCAATCCTATAATTTCTTTTGCATGACCTAAGACTGCACCGTCTACGTCATAAGTTAAATCCATGAGTTGTATTCCTGTTTCTAGTCCTTCACTTCCGAACTCATTTAAGTTCTGAATGTACTTGTACTTTCCTTCAAGAGGTAAACTCGCCATAATATCAAAGATATCTCCATACTGTTCTATAAGTTGGGATGCTCGCTTTGGGCCAACACCATCAACTCCAGGGACGTTATCTCCTTTATCTCCAGTTAAGCACTTGTAAGTTAAAAAGTACTCAGGATCAAAGTCATAATGCTCGTCCCAGTTTAGGAGTGTTGTTTCTTTTCTAGTTACTGTCGAAAATCGACTTATTTTGGAATCAACTAGTAAATCCCAATCTTTATCTGATGATATCATCCAAATCTCATCTATACCTATGTTTTCTCGGTTTTGGCATATAAGTGCGGCTATATCATCAGCCTCAACTCCTGCATACTTTAGAGTGAGATATCCTTTGCTTTTGAGATTAGTCATTGTATCACTAAACTCTGCAAGGAACATTTCAAACTCTTTTGCTTCTTCAGGTGTTTGTTCTGCATATCGTTCTTTACGATTTGCTTTATACTCTGGGTAGATTTCTTTACGATAGTTACTACCACCATCGCCAAGTATTACTATTTCCCCACAGTTATAGGACTTTGCCAAAGATTCAACTGTTCTCACATAATCATGTTCGAAGTCGTTGCGTCCTTGATGTTTCCATCGAAAAGCTAGATTGAGTCCATCAACAATCAATAAGTTCCCATTGGGAATCGGCTTTCCATGGCTCGTAAATTGTATCGCCATTTGTAAATTGTACCTCTTGTGTTTCTAAAAATTGTTCGGCAAAGGTGACATAACACCCTAACCAGTTTATGTACATATGTTTTTTGTAACATGGCTTTCTTGTCGTTGCCACATACCACTGCGAGTGGTTTTCTTTGAAGATTAGCAATGGCTCTTGTTTCATTTCTTCAGACTGTCTACAAAGTTTTGACCACCACTTAACAAATACATTACTCTTTTGAGTAAATATTTTGTGATTAAATCCCATATCTTTGTAGTGCTTTACTTCTATGCAGAATAAGTTATGTTTATGTTCTACATACAAGTCGCCTTTGATTTTACCAGAGCCACTGCCTGGAGTCTGTATAAAGTCATTGCCTGTAATTCTTTTCATCATAGCCGCAGCTTTAATTTCTGCGTCATGTCCTTTACGTCTTGAATTAACCAATCAACTTCTCCAGTTCCGTATAACCTCCAATTTTCTCGCCATCCACAATAATCTGTGGAAATGTACGAGCTGTTGGGAATAGTTCTCTAACATCTCCTGCTTGAAACTCTTCTCCCATCATTTTGTAATCTACCTCGTGTCCTTCTCTTTCTGCAAGATTTTTTGCTTTTACACAATAAGGACAGTTTGGTATACTATAGATTTCTATTTTCATTAGTCTAACCTCGAAATATTATCTTCTTTAACTATTTCTATTTTTTCTAAGAGTGGGTGAGTCCAACCGTGAGATACTAAATATGTATTTAGATTTTTCTCTTTGAGTAAAACATCCACTACTTTTTCTTTACCTTGCTCATCTAAGGCTTGATTAACCTCGTCTAAGAAAAGTACATTAATTTGACTTCTACTAATAGATGTCATAAGTTTTCGTATTGCAACTAATGTCGCAATATTCACTCTTGCTAGTTCTCCACTAGAAAGAGCTAGTATGTCGATAATATTTCCATTATCTGATACTTCTACATTAAGTTTGTCGTTTTCTACAACAAAATTAATACTAAATCTTCCATCACTAAACTCTGCAAGATACTCATTTGTAAGTATCTCTAATTCTTTTACAAGAGATTCGATTTTGTACGCGAGTAGACCGTTTGTGCTAAATGCTTTTTTAAGTGTCTCAAGAATCGCCAGTTTGTTTTCTGCACTCGATAGTTCATCTTGGAGCTTATCAAGTTCTGATTGAAACTCTCCAGTCTGTTCGAGTATAATCTCAAGTCTTGTATTGTGTCTTTCTCTTTTCTCATTCTCATTAATTACTTCTTGAAGAGCCGATTTAGCACTGGTAATTTCACTACGAAGTGCTTCAATTTTTTCTTCCAAGTCATCTTTATTGAGGATCGATGTAGTGAGTTCATGGTCGATACTCCTGTAGAGGTCTTCCCAATCTTCGATTTCTTGTTTTGCTGTCCTATGTATCGCATTTGCTTTTTCTATCTCCTGTAGCTTTTCCCTTTCTTTAGTGGCAAAATCTTCGCACACTTTCATTCTTTCTGTATGTTCGTCTATCTGAGACTGTACAAATATTTGATTAATATCTCCTTCACAAGTAGGACAAGTAGCGTCTGGCATACCCGCTAGGGCTTCGTATTTCTTTAACATTTTCTGCTCATGCATACGCTCACTATTCCAAGTTCCAACAGCTGTTAGATACTTAGAAGTATCGTTAATTTCTGGGTTTTCCGCCAACCTTCTTTTCCATTCATGCAAATCGATATTATTTAACTGTTTCTTCAGTTGATTATTAGTTAATATCTTTTTATTCTTTTCAGAGATATTTTCGAGTTCTATTAATAAAGAACGCAAAGCTTTCTCATCATCTTCCGAGTAAAATGGTAAATCCAATTTTGGAAGTATGGAACTATTTTCGAGAATATTGTCTGATAACCATTTTGATATTGTTGCAATTTTCGCATTGATAGTTGTAATATCACTAGAAGAAACCCTTACAGCTTCTTTGAATATTTCAAATAAAGAAACATAGTTATCAAGTTTTAATAAATCAATTAAAAACTTTTTACGATTTGTGTCTGTCGCTGTTAAGAACTGTAAAGACGCATTTGTATTTTGATATACTAGCTGTGAAAAAGTCTTGAAGTCAATGCCTAAAGTCTCACCCAAAGTTTTGTAAGTGTTAGAAGCCGTGTGAGAACTTATGTCCTCACCATTTTTCGTTAACTTACATTTGAGTGTACTACGCCGTATAACAGTAATGTTATATACATCAGCGTCAACAGAAAAGTCAAGACTAATATCATATCCCTTGTTAACATATCTATTTGCAATATCCGCTTTCTTTACATTTTTACTGTTCTTATTGAACAATACTTCTTCCAATATTAAAGGTATGGAAGATTTACCTACACCGTTTGTACCGACTAATTGTGTTAGAGTTGCACTATCTAAGTCTAACTCGTTGCCTTCCCCATAAGAAAAGCAATTATCCCATTTCAATTTCTGAAGAATAATCATTAAAAACTCCCATAATATTTCTTATTTTTGTTTCATCTAGCGCCATTATCTCTTTTAAGTATAGTGCTAGTTCGTCTGACATTGTCATATCTGCTTGTAAGTCAAGAGTTGCTTCCATCTCTCTTTTTACAACTTTCTTGTCAAGTAAATCAGAGTTTTTAACTTTTGCCAAGTCTTGTACATCTCCTGTTAGTTCATAGATAGTGTGATGGAAGTCTGTCTGTTCCATTTCATTTGGGTCTTCCACAGTCTTACGAATAAGTTGTGGTAAGTCAAACTGATGCCATGTCCAATCAAAGTTATAATCAATAATTAGATACCCCGTTTGGACTTCGTTTCTATGAAAAGATGTTGTCATTGGGCTTCCTGGGTACACAATATTTCTTTGAGTATTCTCGTGAGCATGTAAGTCTCCAGCAAACACATTTTTGAACTTGTCAAATCTTTCTAAATCTACTTCTGGCACTACATGAGGCGGTATTTCACCACGAACATGAGTAAATAGATAATCTGCGTCTATCATTTCTATACTTTTCTTTTTATGCAAATCTGCATATGGTAGAATACACCAATTATCCTCATAGTAAGTTTCTGTTACTACTTGTACTAGAGGGTTAATATCTGTTGTGGCACGAATCAAATTACTAAAGAATGTATGATTCTTTTTAGTTGCTTCGT